CCGGTAAAGACCAATGTCTTTCCATCGAACGATCGAAGAAGCATTGCTCCCTTATCGTCTACAAGAATCAGATTGTGTCCGTTGGTATCAATGGTATCGGCAAGACACACCCTGAAGCCAAGCGTATTGGTTACCGATACGACGAGGTGCATTCGGAACTCGATGCGGTTCTGAAGTGCAAGTATAAAAAGAATCTTACACTGCTGAATCTACGTTTCAACCGATTCGGAGAAATGCGTATCGCAAGGCCTTGCCAACTGTGTATGCCTTGGTGTAAAATGTATTTCGATTCAATCTATTACACGATGCCTGAAGGCGTCGTAAAACTGGAGTATTAAATGATATTTGAGATGACGGAGAGTGGATTCTCCAAACAAGTAGAAGACAAGGTTCGCAAGAACAACTGCGAGTACATGGAGGCAGTGGTTGAACTTTGTGAAGAACTAAGCATTGAGCCAAAACTTGCTGCAAAACATTTATCAAAGCCAATCATCGAGAAGATAGAAGTGGAGGGCGCAAACAATAATCTATTACCGAAGAAGAATAAATTACCGTTTTAATATTGACAACACACAAAACATCTAGTATACTTAAACACACAAAACAAGGAGACATTATATGTCATTCAAAGATCTAAAGAACAAGTCAACCGCAGATATGACCGCTCGTCTTAACGCCGAGATGGAGAAGATGAGCAAGGGTAGTAAGTCCTACAAGGACGATCGATTCTGGCGTGCAACGCAGGACCAGTCGGGTAACGGATACGCCGTTATTCGTTTCCTCCCGCCAGGCGAGTCTCAGGACATCCCGTGGGTTCGTCTGTTCAATCATGCCTTCAAGGGCCCCGGTGGTTGGTACATCGAGAACTCTCGTACCACCCTCGGTGATAAGGATCCTGTTTCAGAGATGAACACTCGTCTGTGGAACTCTGGTATGGAATCTGATAAGGATATCGCTCGTGAACGAAAGCGTAAGCTCAGTTACATCAGCAACATCTACGTTGTCAGTGATCCATCCAACCCTGAGAACGAAGGAAAGATTTTCCTTTACAAGTATGGTAAGAAGATCTTCGACAAGATCAACGAAGCCATGAACCCTGAGTTTGAAGACGAAGCGGCAATCAATCCGTTCGACTTCTGGAAGGGTGCTAACTTCCGTCTTAAGGTCCGCAAGGTTGCTGGTTACACCAACTACGACAAGTCAGAATTCGAACAGCCTTCTGAACTTCTCGCTGGTGATGATACGGAACTCGAAACGCTTTACAACAAGCAGTACGATCTTTCCGAATTCAGTGACAAGAGCAACTTCAAGTCTTACGATGAACTGAAGACCAAGCTTGATCGGGTTCTCTCTGGTACGGAGAACACTTCGACTGCGGAGGAGACTACGGTTTCCTACGAGGAACGAACTCCTACTCCTGCACCCGAGAAGGCGGCGGCCGTCGCGCCTGAACAAGAGGACGACGCCATGTCGTACTTCGAACGTCTCGCTAACGAAGGTTGAAATTAATTAAAGAGTTTGAGAGAGTGGGGTCTTCGGACCCCACTTTTTTAATTCATACCCGGACTTGCCACTAGATTACCACCGAAGTTGGGTCGGCGATCAGGTTCTGAAAAGGAGACGTTAGTGGTGGTACTATTACTATTATCTACAGTACCAATGGTTGTGTTCGAGGCCTCGGCCGGCGATCCACTCTCATCAGTTCCGACCGGGGGAGTGATACTTCTTCTTCTTTCCTGCTCGTTCATCAGATGTCTTAAATTGCGTACAGCGAGGGCGTGACGTTCTTCAGCATCTTCGAGTTGAAATTCCGCGTTGGTGAGGACCGCATCAGTAATACCGAGGTTTTCATTCATATTGTTCTCAAATGCTCCGCCTAGTCCGAGTCTGCTTGTATAAAAACTTTCTTTACCGAATACTGGATTTAAATCTAACATCTGTAATATTCCAACCCCGAGACGGCCAGCGGAGGCCATAAAACCGGGGTCTTTCTGTTTAGACAGGACTTTAACTTCCTTCTCTTTTTCTATTATCTGTTCTTTAGCTCTTGCAATTTCTATTCGGAGTGTATCGTCACTCTTTTTCATGGCTTCGTTGATTCGAGTTATTTCTCTATTATTTCTACTAAGCCCGAAGAACGGATCACCAACACTCTGAACTTCATCGAGAGCTGCTCTTTCTCCCGCAACTCCAGTTCTCGCAGCCTCAGGGGTTTTGTCTTCTTCTGCTTTTATTCTCGCCGCTCCATCAGTGAGAGTTTTAATGAACCTTGCTGACTCCCTGTTCAACTCTGCCATAGCTGACTCGGCATCAAAAATTGTACCAGCAATCCATGTTGATATATCATCTGCCATTTCAGATTTTAGGAAAGCGAAGATCCCGGCCGCGGTTGCCGCAGTAAGTATCAATGGTAAAGCGATAGGAAGAACCGCCGCAAGAATACCACCAATTATGGGTAGGGCTGCGGTTATGATTCCAATGAGCCCGCCGCCGGCGCCGCCGGCTAAAAGTGACATGAGAGGGCCTGAGAAAAGACCCTTTAGTATATCAAAGAACCCTCCCCCACCACCAGTGCGATCCCGAGTGGGTAAAGATAAACGTGACTTACTTTTTCTTGTTGATCGGGAAGCTTCTCTTTTTTCTTCAAGACTGTCTGATTTTTCTTTTGCTTTACGTTGTACCATAGACTCGAACAGAGATGATATCTTTTCTATTCCTTGGTTTATATTATCTAATATGAAATTAGAATTAAACAAATCGGTTTCATTCTGTTCCGCTAGTTGATCTATCTTCTCAACCATAGGAGTGAGTTCATCTAACTTTTCTATTACTGGTTCTAGATTTGCTTCTGATTCTTTTAACTCTTCTATTTTTTCAACAATGGGTTCAGATGTCTGAGGTGGAATTTGTTCTAATTTTTCAACAATAGGTCCGGTTGTTTCGGGTGCAACTTCTTCTACTGATTGTTGTAGTTGAGAAAGATCTCCGGAATCTCCACGTCCACCTTTAAACTTCCCGGCCAAAGTCTTGATTCCGGCTATACCAGCAAGAGCTTCTGGTTCCATCTGTGATGCAGCCAAAGCACCGAATGCCTTGGCTCCAGTCTTTACTGATTTACCAATTGCACCGGCCGCTGATGAAACACCCTGACCTACTAGTTTTGGAAGAGCCATTTATTTTCCTCTTTGTTTAGATTCTCGTTCTCTTGCTCGGTCGTTCTGTTCCTTGACCCAGTTTTCAACAAGGATAATATATACTTCTCTTTCCCACGGTATCATATTTTCTAAGTCCTCTAATGTATACTTATGAAATTTCATTAGAGTAAAATTCGTTTGCATGTACGATGTCAATTCTTCATGTGACATCAACATCAAAAAAAATCAAAAATGTCCTTTACCTCCACATCAATATCACCGTCTGGTTCTGGACATTTTGCAGTTATCTTAATATACGGTTGGGGTATCGTTTCAAAAAACTCTTGTATCTCTGACACTTTATCCACTGGAAATCCTTCTACGAATTCACAAATTTCTTCGGTGGTATAATCGGAGGTTTTGTAAACAGTTTCCGCATCGGCTATTTCTGTTATGCAACCAGCCAAAATACGAACTGCGGTATCTTCAGATACTTCACTTTCAACATCCGTAAGTAATAAAGCTTCTTTCACCGTGGGTAGATTTAACTTTACAATTACTTCTGGTGTAATTTTTATTTCTTTTTCGTGTTTTGCATTTTTACTGTTGTTTTTAACTTTTATATTTTTGAGGTTCATCTCAGTAATTACTTTTTCACCGCATGGACACTTGTAGTTCAATTCAATACTTTCACCCACAGAAAATTCACGGAGTTTGACCATCAAGAAAACAAAATCAGCTACACTTAACTCGGAAAGATTATGTTCACCTTGAACACATGACTGCAACACTTCTAGAAAGTTCGACGCCATGTGTGATCTATTTTCTGAGGTTTTGTCATCTCGCCCCTCATTCACTGACACCAAAAGTATCTTTTGTTCTTTAACAGTGAACGGTCTTACTTTTAAGGTTTTACCGGAGACCGGTAGTTTTACTGAGTAAACTTTTAACGCAATTTTAGGTAATGTCATTATATTTCTCCAAAATGAACATATATATTTAGGGGAAAAAATGGCATACAAAGGAAAGTATACTCCAAAAAATCCCTCCAAGTACATCGGGAATCCCACCAAAGTTATTTATCGTTCGTTGTGGGAAAGAAAAATGATGAATTGGATGGACAACAATCCGTCTGTCTTGAGATGGGGTTCAGAGGAAACAATTGTGATGTACGTTTCGCCGGTCGATGGCAAACGACATCGTTATTACGTTGACTTCATAATGGAAGTGCAGAACAAGAATAAAGAAATTCAAACCTTTCTGATAGAGGTCAAACCAAAGAAGCAGACGAAACCACCAGTGAAACCCAAGAAAAAAACCAAGACGTTTATCAACGAAGCGAAAACGTATTCAGTGAACAAGGCGAAGTGGGATGCAGCTGAGAGAGTCTGTGAGTCTAGGGGATGGAAGTTTATGATCGTAACCGAGGACACGTTGTTCAAGAAGGATGCAAATGGCTAAAAAACAAAAAGACCCCATATCGATCATTGAGAGATTCAAACTAAGCGGAAGACCTTCTCCGTCCAATACCAGATCATTATCTAGCAAAGTAAGAGACGAACTAGGAACTGCTCTGTACAGTCCAGATGTATTTGAAAACTATTCCAACCGAGTATATGGTAAAACAGAATTTAGGCCCGTAATCAAGGAAGTTGGTAAGATGATTACCTTCCGATATTTTCCAGAAACATATAGAACACTTCCATACTTTGATGCCCAACCTCTCATTTTGATCGTTGAAGTCCCTGATAAAAATACTGTTGTGGGAGTTAATCTCCATTACTATTCAATGAAAGAAAGATTGAATACCTTTTATTCTATGTGGCCACTGTTAACTGACAAGACTCTAGGAAAAACGGCAAGATTTAGAATGTTTTATGATATAATATCCGAGAGTAAGAAATACATAAGAAGTATAGCTGCATTAAAGGAATATAAAACAAGAAGAATTCGTTCAAGAGTGTATGAAATAAACCCTAAATACTGGGAAACATCTTTGGTTCTACCCACAGAACATTTTGTTAAGAAAAAATCTCACGTTATACAGACAGAAACAAATAAGAAGATTCGAAAACTTCTAGGAGAATCAAAATGATTTCGCCAAAAGTAGATACAATTAAGAATGTCATTTCAGCTGGCAAGAATCTTGCTATGCCATATGAGTTTGAAATTATTCTACCAGCTGCGGGTGGAAATGGTTCATATAAAACAGGTACTAAATTTAATCTTAGTAGACAAAATGTAGAAGACATGAACGTAGCAATACGTTCTTTTACTTTACCAGCAAGAGTATCTGCGAAACAATCGGTTTATTACGGTGGACCACTTCGTCAGTTCCCATATATCTCAACATACGACGGTGAAATCAACATGACGTTTCTGATGAGACGAGAAGATCCGTTACTGATTGCTTTGCACGCTTGGCAAGAAGCAGCAATTCCTACTGACAGTAGAACACTTCAGTATCAAGATCTGTATACCACCGATATGGATTTGTTAGTAAAAAGACCATATGTCAGTGATATAACTGCGGGGGTCGCTGATGAGAATGGTGCAGGTGGTCAACAAGTATTTTTCGATGCACAGGCCACCATAAAGTATTCCCTACGAGACGTTTGGTGTGAATCTGTTGGTGCAGTTCAAATGTCAAATGAATCTGCAAACGAACCGTTGTTGTTTAACGTAGTTCTATGTTACAGGGAATTTAAAACCAGCAGCGGACAAGATGAAGCTGTAAGTGATAGAGTCGTGGGTCCACCAGCTCCCAATGGACAGTCTGAAGATTTAATAGATGATGGTAGATTCTTTGGACCATTTCCAAATTCCGGAGTAAACTGAAATGAGTACACTAAAATTCCCATCTTACATTTCTCAATCACCGAGTTTGATTAGATTTAAATTCTTTGATAGCAAATCTACTGGAACTACTCCAACTAGAACTATTATACTACCTGCACCACTAAATTTAAGTAACAATTACAATGTTGCCTTTGACGATCTAGAGGCTGGTCTTCTAGAGAGGGCAATCGTAGACGGAGGAGAAGCAATTGCAGGTGTTGTAGATGCAATAGGAAACCCTAATTCAGATGCATTAGATATTTCAGCTGCGGTCGCGGGTGGATTTGCAGACGTATTAACAAATACTACTGGGAATATACTTGGAGGATTGGGATCAGTTCGAAGAATATTGGGTTCTAATGTAAACAAGAAAAATGAATTGGTAATAAACAAACCACAGATCAGGTCTTTTAATTTTCGGTTTCAATTGGTTCCTACCAACTCGGAAGAAACAGAAACCATACAAGAAATTATAAAAGTTTTTAAGATAGCAATGCACCCACCCACAAACGAATCAGGCGGTGGAGATAATGGTCAATCGGGCAAATCTGCAGGCGGTATATTCTTTATGAATCCTGCAAGAGTAAAAATTGATTTTCTTTTTCAGGATATACAAAATACCACTGGTAACTATACAACAGAGAATGTAAATAGAAAGATATTTACAACTAGTTTTTGTTTTATTCGAAACCTAGATGTAAATTACCATAATGCAGGAGCTCCATCATATTTTGGTGATGGTCAACCGGGAAATATGGCTTTTAGTGTTCAACTGGATGAAGCCAAACCAAACAGTAGAGAAATGATTTCAAAATTAGAGTACGGTCCTAATTCAATAGACAATAACGGTCAGGTCGCAGGGTTCGAGACAAATAGATCAATTTCCGACGAGGCCACCGATCGAGTCGCTGATACACTTAATGAACTCGGCGTATTTAACGGAGAATAATAATGGGAAACTTCTTTAAAAATTTTCCAGATATAGACTATGAGTATACTCCCGGTATTCTTAAAAAATCAGTTGATATATTAAGAAGAACGGATGTCACTTCTAGATTATTAGACAGTAACCAATATGATCAGGTGATTTTACAGGACGGTCAGACTCCTCAGAGTGCCGCAATCAATTACTATGATGATGTCAGTTTACACTGGTCTTTCTTCATCACGAATAGGTTGATTAATCCGTTTTACGATTGGCCTCAATCTTACGAAAAATTGAACAAACGAATAGACTCTAAGTATGCAGGTGTTTCTCTTTATGTCACTGAGAATTCAAACGGTCTTACTATGGACACTCAATCTGCAACAAGTTCATATTCTATAGGCGACACTGTATTAATTTCTGGAAGTAGTGAAGTAACATCTACTTTGGTAGATTACGACCGGACGACTGGACACATGCAATTGAGTGGTGCCGAGGATCTCATCGGAGAAACAGTTTCGGGGTGGACAATTACGGACTCATCAGGTTCCAAGAAGATGCATGTTGGTAGAAAATTCGACCAGTCTAGATACGCCTTGCATCATTTTAGAGACAAGGAATTGTCTTCAGAAGTTAATTCCATAGATGTTCATCGTTCACCGTTTAGAACAATAGGATCTTCTCGTTACATTGACATCTACATATCTAGAATTGCTACAGCAATTATAAATGATGGCGCAACCATAATCACAAATGAAAAATACGAAGACGAATTGAACGAAAGAAAGAGATCAATTAGAGTGTATAGTAAAAATGTAATACGAGAAATTGAAACAGTTCTAAAGGGAGCTTTGAGTAGACCATGAGTGAATCAGTAGGCACTGATAAAGTACTTTCTACCCCAATCGGTAAATTCGAGGGGTGTGATATATTCATCATCTCGGCTGAAAATGGAGAAACTCTTATTCAGACCGGAAAATACTCCGAACCCAGGCCGATATCTCTGGAATTTACAGAAAGTATTTTTTCTCCATTCGTCACAGGTAAATTAGCAATAGACATACCAAACGGTATTCTTGAAGAAGGAAACGCTAGAATAACTTCTCAGGATTTATTGATTTTTAAATTGAAAATACCCTTTTCACTTACAACCGATGATTTCATACCACCAATAGAACCAAGTGGAGTATTTTTTATTAGTTCGGTCACACAAACCTCCAGTAGTGAAAAAACAACCACATTCGACATGACCTTTATGAGTGTAGAAGGTTTGAACGATCTGACTACAAGAATAGCAAAATCTTACAATAAGATGAAAAGGTCGGACATAGTAATTGATATTTACGATGAATACATCAAAGAAAATGCCGAACTCTCACAGGTTACTGATACGTTACATAGTGATTTTTGTTGTGTACTTCCTAACTGGAGTCCCAGTAAATGTATAAAGTGGTTGTCCACTGGTTCTATGGATTCAGGAAATCCAGAGTGTACAAATTTCTTCTTCTTTCAAAGATTCAATCCAGATGGCGAATTAGAAACTATTTTCACTTCTCTCGATGATATGATAAAAGAACCGACGATGGGAGAAGAAGGTAGATTAGAATCTGGTTACATTGTTGATATTTTGAATGACGAGGAAGATCCACGAAAAGAAAATCACAGAGAAAGAAGAGGAATTCTAGAAGGTAAATTTAGAATTCCTGATATCAACACTACAGAGTATGGCGGACACGGAACATGGGGTGGGACTTTATACTTTTATGATCAGACCAGAAAAAAGTATTTCGAAAAAGAATTTAATTACAGAGAAGATGGTCCCGAACCATTCGTAGATACAAACACCAAAAAATTCATTGAAGAAAATAAGGCCATACCAGATACAATAGGATCTCCCGCTTCATATAAGTCAATATCACACAAACACAAATTTCTTTTTCACAGTGACGAACCAGACGAAGGTGTGGATAAAAAAGAACTGTGGTTAGACACGACACTAACGCAGAAAAATTTAAATTTTTATAAAGCATTTGAAATAGACATAGTTGGAGA